GTGGGCGTAGTCGGTGGCCCCCTGCCCGGTCGGCTTGAAGGTCTTGTCGCGCATCTTGGTCGCGATCGTCGACACGATGTTGTTGGCCTCGTCGGCGGTCCCGGTGCCGGCGAAGATGCTTTGATCGCCGGTCGAGCCAGGGGTCGGGCCGGCGGTCTGCTCGACCTTGCCGGTGTCGATGTTGGGCGTCTGGAGCGTGGCGTCCTTGCTGACGACGGTCGAAGCTTCCTTGGTGAAGTCCGCCTGCGCCGCCTTGAGCAGCGCCTCATCCTCGGGGCTGAGTTTCTGCCCCGGCGGCAACTGGGCGGCTTTGGCCTTGAGCCGGGCGATGGTCGTGGCGGCGGGTCCAGCCCCGGCGGTGCCGAGCGGGTTGGCGGCACGCGCGGCCTCGGCCTCGGCGGTGGCTTTCTCGCGCGCGAGGGTGATCTCGGAGGGCAGCTTGCCGGCAGCCGTCTGGACGGCTTGCCGCGTCGCCGCATCGACGCCGATGTTGTCGGCCGACGAGGTGACGGTGGTCGTCGTCGGGTCTTTCCCCATGAGCAACATCGCCCGGCGGGCATCGTCCGGCGTCGCCGGCTGATCCAGCATCGAGGAGCCGAGGCCATAGGCGCTGCCCTGGGCGAGGTCGCCGGAATTGGAAGCCATCTGGACGATCGCCGGGCCGCGCAGCCGCTCGGCCGCGACGTCGAGTTCGCGCTGCTTGCTGCGCGCGGCGTAGTTCTCCGGCTGGACGATCCCCGGCGCTGCCCCGGCGAACGCTCCGCCGCTGACTGCCGGCAGCGTCACCGGCACCGGCATCGAGACGGGAGCAACGTGGCCGGCAAGCTGCTCGCCGAAAGCCGGGCCATAGGCGTCTTTCGCGGCTTGCTGCGCCTTGAGGATGGCGGCTTCCTGCGCCGTCTTGGCGGCGGCCTGCCGATAATTCTCGGCCTGCTGCTCGTTGGCCTTGTTGGCATATTCGCGCGCCCAGATTTCGCTCGAGATATTGTCGAGTTGGGCCTTCTGCGTCGGGTCGCCGAAGGCGTTCTTGAAAATCTCGGAGAGAGGCGAGCCGCCGCCGACAACCTTGAGGCCAAAAGTCGCCATCTAGAGGAAGCCCTTCTGATAGACGATCTGCTTGGGGTCGACGGCCTGCTTGGCCCCGTAGACCTTCATGCGGCCATTGCGGAAGTTGTTGATCTCGTCGATCGTCATGCCCGACTTCATGAGCTGATCGTCGGTGAAACCTTCGAAGCCGCCGCCATAGGCCGACATCGTCGACAGGTAGCCGATGTTCTTGCGGGCGGCGCTGGCCGCGCCGGAAAGCTTGCCGGCGAGGTCGGCCATGAACTGCGGGTCTTTCGCGCCGAGTTCGCCCTGGCCCTGGAGCATGTACTTGCCGAGCACGCCGGCGGTCTGCCCGCCGGTGGCGGCGTTGGTGACAGCCGGGTCGCCCGGCTGAAGCAACGTCGCGTCGGCAGCCGCCGTCTGCGTACCGGACGCCGCGTCGGTGGCCGGGAAGTCGTGGGTCAACGCATTGCCGCTCGTCCACTTGTCGGTGAGTTGGCCGGCTTGGTTGCCCAATTCTTTGGTCACGTTCGACCCAGAGAGCTTATTGACGGTTTGCGTCCGCGCCGCCTCGGCCTGTAGGCGCAGCTTCTCCTGGGCAGCGGTTTCCTCGGCCCGGTTCTTGTCCTGCATGGCCATCCACTCTTTGTAGGCTTTCTCCTGCTCGCGCTGAGCGGATTGCTGGCCGAAGGCGTCGGCCATGCCGGACGCCATCGAGGCGATGCCCATGATCGAAGGGTCACACATGGTCGCCCCTAGTTGTTGATGTGGCCGCTGCTTTTCGGCAGGCCCATCTGGAATTGGTTGTAGGACGCTTGGTTGTTGTAGTTCTTGAGCAGGTTCGCCCCGCCGATGGCGGCGATGTCGAAGATTTGCGAGAGCGGCGATTTCTCCGGGGTCGCCAGGGACAGCGCCCTGGTTTCGGAAAGCGCCGTGTTGGCGGCAAGCTCCGGGTCTTCGGTCTGGTAGAGCTGATCAGTGACCCGCTTGCGCGCTTCCCTGACCTTGGTGTGGAGGGCCTGATCCTGCTGGGTCGCCAGATTATCGACGTTGGTGTCCTGCGCGGCTTTTTGGCTGACCAAATCGGCGTTGACGGTGTTGGCGGCCGACGACACGCCGAGGCCGGCGCGGGCCAGGGCGGCGGCCTCGTCGCTCTGGGCGAGATCGAACTTCTTTTGGACTTGGTCTTTGTAATAACCAGTATAGTCGTCCGTGAAGGCTTTATAGAAATCGTCGCCGTAGCCGCCGGTGACCGCTCCGGTCGGGTCGTTGGAGGTGTAGTTGAACGCCTGCCCGGATTTATAAATCTTCCCGTCCGGACCCATGATGGCGGTGGTCCCGCCGGTGGCCGGAGCCGCCGCGACGGCGGCTTTTCCAGGCGAAAGGGTGGCGACGCTTTGATTGTAGCCGACGCCGGCAGTGCCGGCATTCGGGTCGAAAGAGACGCCGCCGGTGGTGGCCGCCTGCGCCGGCGTGCCGGCGAGCGCCTTGCCGGTAGCGTCGACCTGGACCCGCTTGTAGCCCTTCGGCAAGACGGTCTTGTCGTTGAAGTTCTTCCAGTCGAACTTGTGCGAAGTCGCCTTGGTTACGGCCTTGCCTTCGAAGGCGTTCTTGATGTTGGCCAGCCCGGTGGTGATGTTTTTCTGGCGTTTGGTTTCCTTGGCGGCGGCGTCGGTGGCCTGCTTCTGCTGCTCTTTGACGATGGCGTCGTTCTCGACGTGCGATGATCCACCCATGTCAGAACTTCGTCCCTGAATTGACGCCTTCGTCGGCGCGCGTGTACGGCCAATCCGGGTTCAGTTTCTTGTAGCGGGCGCGCCTCTCGCTGACCGACATTTTGCCGACATCGAGCGGCGCGTTGTTGCCGAGGCCGGCGGTGGCCGGCAGAGCGAAGCCCTCTGCTTGACCGATCCCCATTGGCGGCGGTGCCGCCCCCGGGGGTAGCGTCGGATCGGGGAGAGGCCGGTGCATGTACGCCGGCAAGCCGGTCACCGGGTCCGGCACCACCGACGCGCCATAAGCGGCGGGCTGCCCATTGATCAGCGGATCGAGGACTTTGGGATTGAGCGCCGGGCGTTGTCGCGGCGAGGGCGGACCCGCCGGACCCGACGGGCGCTGCCCGCCGCCTGGGCGGGAAAGCCCGCCGACGGTCGTGTAGAGGTTCTGCCGCCGGGTGCCGTTGGCGGCGTCGGCCTGCTCCGCCGTCATCGGCGTGCCGCCGCCGAGGCCGCCCATGCCGCCGCCCGGTTTGCCGCTGACGCCGCCACCCGGCTTGCCGACTTGTGCCATCTCAGAGGCCCTTTCCCATGATCACGCCGATCTCGCCGAAGCCGGCGTTCTTGAACAGGTTGACGATGCTCTGCCAGCGGACGATCTCGGACGCGATCGGGGCGTGGAAAGCGACCGCGCCGTCGCCCTTGGCCATGTCGACGGCGACTTCGAGAAGGACTTTGCCGATCGCCGAGCGGCGATAACCAGGGACGACATAGAGCATGTCCATGACGGCGATCGGGTCGACGCAGAAGGAGGCATCGAGTGAATAGGAGATCACGCCGACGATCTTGCCGTCGTAGCCGGGGGTCCGCGCGATGATGTGCGGATAGATGCCGAGGTCGATCGCCCGTTCGAGCTTGGGCTTGGCTTTGTCGGCGGCGAAGACGACGCCGCGCTTGCGGTAGCCGGCCTCGTCGTCGAAATACTGGTGGAAGAGGTCGATGATCTCGTCGGCATCGGCCGGCGACGCCAACGAGAAGATGTAGCCGTCCAGCGTCTGCTGGATCAGCCTATGCCGCGCGGGCGCGATAGCTTGGGAGATGTTCACTGGCCGTCGTGATCCACAGGATCATGGGATGCGTGCCTGCGCCAACTCCAGGCAGTGTGGCGGCCATCGAAGAGAACCCGAGGCGGCGAAGCCAACGGGCGGAGAGATCGTGCTCGGGATGCCCGATCGCCTGAACGGCGACGAGGCCGATGCCGAGCATGTCGGGGACCATATCCCGGATGATGAACTTCGTCACGGCTTTCATGGCGAGGTGCGCCGTGCTGGTGCCGAAACCCCAGGCTTGGCCCTGCGTCGGGTCGCCTTCGAAGAGGGTCATGCCAAAGACGAAGACGGGTTTCTCGCCGATATAAGCAGCTCTTCGGTATTTCGCTGCCCAGGCTGAGGTGGCGAGCTTGACCGGGTTCGAGAGGTCGCGCCGCGTCACCGAAAGCTCCTTGATGTCGGCGGCGCGGAGGTTGCGGGCGACGGCGAGGATTTCCTCGAACGAAGGCTGGTGGATGACGATCACCCGGCTTCCTCGTTGGCGAGGGAGTAGTGGACGGCAGCATTGGAGATGAGCGCGGCGTTGGCGTCGTTGTTGTAGAAGCGCAGCGAGAAGTGCGTGGACTGGCCTTCGAAGGCGGCGTGGCCGTCGCGCCATGTCGGCGACGAAAACACGCCGAGGGTTTCCTCGTTGGGAGCGTCGGGATTGTTGTAGTCGAAGGAGTTCTTGATCGTCCAAGTCCCCTGCACGGTCATGTCGATGCCCTGGAAGATTTTATTGGTCGCCGGCTTGCCCATGTCGAGGTAAGGCAATCTGATCTCGACGCCGCAGTTGTCGTAGGCGAGGCCATCGTTGCCGCCATAGACATAGAGGTTGTCGGCGGTGTCGCGGACGAAGATGTTGCCGCCGCAAGTGACGGCGTAGGCGATCGTGAACGGGACCGCGTTGGCGATGGTCGTGTAGCGCGACCACGCCGTGATCTTCGGGCCGGGGAAGGCGCTGAGGACGTAAATCTCATTCGGGAAGATCATCCAGAAACGACCGACGATCGGCTCCAGGAGGGCTATCGCCGAGGTGAAATAGCTCTGCGGGTTGGCGGAGTAGATCGCCTGGATGAGGCCATCGATCGGCGAGCCGATGTCCGACACGGCGGCGGCGTTGGAGCTGTCCCGCGCCCGCACCGAGCGGATACCGCTCTTGGCGAGATAAAGGACGTCGCCGGACCCGTACTGGAGAGCCGAGTTCGGCGCGATCGTCCCCGATGACCGGAGGATTTGGTCGAGGTTGTCTTGCTTGGGATCGGGGTCGACCGACCAGAGCTGCGTCGCCACCGACGAGAAGACGCTGAGCTTGTCGTAGTAGACTTCGAGCGAGGTGAGGACTTCGCCGCCGCTGTCGTTGTTGGCGAGGTTGATGAAGCCCGCGCCGTTGTAGGCCGGCGGCACCGAGGGGTCGATCCACTTGGTGGCGTCGCCGGTCGCTGAGAAGTTGAGATTGACGCCGTTCACGGCGTAGACCTTCGTCCGGTAGGTGCGGACGTAGAGGCCGCGCGCATTCGCGCCGCTGGCTTCCAGCACGGCGTTGCCGTCGTAGTAGTGGAACTGCTGGGCGTTGGCCGCGCCGGACGGGTCGTAGGTGGCGAGGTAGATTTTGCCGTTATAAGTATCGAAATCGGTCTGCCGCAGGGTCGCCGAGGCGTTGGGGATTTTCTGATAGACAAGAGTGACGCCGGGGACGGTGATCGCCGGCGGCGTGCCGGGTCCGGTGTTGCGGGTGAAGGCATAGAGGACGCTCTCGGTCGCCGCCAAGCCGAAAGTCCCGGTGAGGGTGGCGATCTTGACGAAGGCCCGTCGCTTGGCGATCTCGCCGCCGGGCGTGATGGTGGCGTTGGTCAGTCTTTGGAGGGTGCCAGCCGCAGATGTCAGCGCCGACTTGCGGGTGTCGAGGCCGGCAGCAAAGTTGTCGATGGCAATGTAGGCCACCGATCAACCACTCATCGGCACATAGTCGATGCCGGGGACCGCCTGCCGGAACCGCGACGTCGAGGCGAGGGTCGAAACCCGCCGTTTGGCGGAGACTGTGTTGCCGAGAACGGAAAGCAGGTGGTTCTGGGCTTTCTTGAGTTTGTTGGCAGCGTCGTCGGCCTTGGCCCTGGCGAGGATTTCCGCCGCCGTGAACAGAACCAGCGCCATCGCGTCGAGGGTCGAGACGTCGGCGTCGGCAATAAAGGGAGCGAGCGGCTTCATGCCCCGGAAGCGGGTCCAGTTGTTGGCCGAGACGGGCGTAGGCCAGACGCGGAACTGGTTCAGCTCGGGCCGCCAAAACTGGGGTCCGTCCCCGGATTGGGAATTTGCGCCGCCCGGCATGATGTAGGTTTCGTCGAAGCCATAGATCAGATCACGCCACTGGGTCGAGTTGGCCGGAGCCGTGTAGCTCTCCCGGATCATCTCGAAATCGAAGTTGGCGGGATAGGCGTAGAGGAACTGCCCGGCGGCCATCTGGGTGTCGCCCGACGTCATAAGAGTGGGCCACTGGTAGGCCGTCCACAGCTCCTGCTGGGAGCGTTTCAAAAGATATTTGAGCGTGTCGACGACGTTCTGGCCCTGCGCCGACGACAAAGAATGCCCGGCTTCCGCCCGCAGGGCATAGACGCAGTTAACGAGGGTGTCGGTCTGCATCAGAGTTCCGGGGTTGGCTCGTCGGAAACAGCCGGCAGCAGCCGGCCCTTGTCGTCGCGGGGCCGCTTCTTGGCCAGCCGGGAGAGCTTGGCGTTGGGGGTGTCAACTTCCTCCTCGACCTCCTCGACTTCTTCTTCGGGGTCCGGCACCGGGGCGACTTCGCGAGTGATCGGATTGACCCACACGGTCCCCGGCTCGAGAACATCCATCTCGGCGGCGTCCATCTCCATCTGCGGGCGGCGGCCCATGAAGACTTTCTCGGTGACCACGTTGCCGTAGATCATCAAGAGGCGCTGCTGCTCGGCCTGGGCAGTTTGGTCGACCCAGACGAAGGGCTTCACGTTCCGCACCGCCGCATCGCCGTGCAGGGTCCGCAGGACGTCGATCTCCGGCCAGGAGATCGGGTCGCGCGGACCCCGCGAGACGACTTGCTGCTCGTCGCTGGCGAGGGCGATATCGGCGGTGCAGAAGTGCATGGTTTCTCCTATGCGATGTCGATCACCAAGCTCGAATTGAGCTGCTTGGCGACCATCTGGCAAGTGGTCGTGATCGAGCGATAGAGCAGGAACTGGTTCGGCGGCCTCGCCGGCGAGTGATTGTGCATCCACTCTCCGGTCATCGCCTCGATGAAGATGTTGTTGAGGTCGAGCCAGTAGCAACGCTTGTTGAGGCCGAGGTCGTCCATCGTCGGGTCATAGACGAAGTCGGTGCCGGCGAACGCCACGCCACCCATCGCGCCGTCCTGAGTGCCTTTGAACCCGGTCTGGGTATAGAGGCCGTTGGCGCGCAGCTCGGTTTCCATCGCGCCAATGAAGTCGCTGCCGCAGAAGGCGTCGGTGGGCGCGCCACCATAACGTACGAGCTGACGGCGCTGCTTCTGGAGTTCCTGGAGCAGGACGCCGCCGTTGGTCGGCGCGGAAGTGACCGCACCGCCGGACGCCGCGGTTTTCGCCAAGTTTCTCCACCACTCGTTGCCCGCCGTGGCGCGGTTGATGCCGCCGACGATGCCGACGGCCGGGTTATCAGCAACAAGAAGTTTGACGCCGGCCATCGCCTTGGGATCGGCGACGCCGTCTCCATAAGAGAGCAAGTTCATGCTGCGGGCGTAGCTCTCGCCGAGGTCGAAGAGCTTGTCTTCGAGCAGGCCGACCAGCACCGTCATGTCGCGGCCGGAGTGGTTGGTAGTCTCCGCGCCGTTGGTATCGACGACGCTGATGCCGTCGATCTTCAGCTCGGTATGGGTGAGCATCAAGCCAAGGTGATGTTCACGCCAAGGGTACGCTGCCCGCAGGAGGTTGGCGGGGGTGTAAAAATTGACGGTGTCGTTGTGGGTGTAGCCCTTGACGACGTCGTTGCCGGACCCGTCGCCGAACTTGCCCGAGACGGCGAGCGAGATCGAGCCTTTGCCGCCGGGGAAGCTCTTACGCTTGCCCGAGAGCTTGTCCCAGAAGGGGCGCTTCTGGAGGGTCTGGCGGAAAACGTCCCCCTTGGAAAAGTAAAAGTCCAAGGCGGCATTGGCGATATTGGTGATTTCTCCGGCTGTGAAAGCCATTGGGGGTGCCTATTCAGGCACGCGACGTCCTCGACCGTTCCAGCCCCAGCAGGGCCGCTTCCATCATGGTCTTCGGGTCCGCGCGAGCCGATGGTTGCTGCGAATTGCCATTCGGCACGGGGTTCGTAGGACGGGGTCCGGGCATGAGGCGGCGGTACTGGGCAGTCACTTCGGCATGGGCGGCCTGGACGATCTCCAGGGCCTCCTGCGCCGAACCGATCTGCCCGCCACGCTCATGCAGGATCGCCTGCGTCGTCCGGCGGATGGCGTCGGCCTTTGCCCGATAATCGGGATCACGCGCAGCCAGTTGGGCCTCGTAGTTGGCGACAGAACGCTGGACGTCTTGCTGAACGGCCTGCACGCGCGAGGACTGGATTTCAGTCCCGCGCTGCTCGGCTATGGCGGCGGCCCGGGCGGCGTCGAAGCGCGTCCGCGCATATTCGCGCGCGGCTGCCTCGGTCATGTGGCCCTGCTGGACCCGCTGCCCGAGATCATCGGGCAAGACCAGCCCGAGATACTCCTGCGCCCTCCGCACGAAAGGCCCGACTTGCTGGTAGAAACTCTGCCAGTCCCCGACCCTGACGGCGGCGGCAAGGCTCACGGCCTTGACGATGTCGTCCGAGGACAAGTCGTTCTCGCGTGCGAAATTGGCGAGCTGCCCACCGATCTCGGCTACCGGCTCAAGCTGCGCGATGTGCTCGCGTAGCTCTCCCCGCTGGCGAAGAAGCACTTTGAATTTCTTCGCCGCCGACGGCCCCATGTTGGCCGCGTCAGCTTCGGTCAGTTCTGCGCCTTCTGGCCCCTGGTCGGCCTGATCTCCTTCATCGACGGCGGGTGACGTGGGAACGTCGGTCGGCTTCGCAGCCAGGACGTCGCCCTCGGTGTCGGCTGGGACAACCTTGAGGACGGCGTCGAGTAGGCTCGGCTTCTTTCCCGGTTCTGCCCCCGGAGTTTCCGTCGTTTGACTGGTCCCGACGGGGGACACGGCGTCGGCCGAGGGGGTCGGGACCGACGCCGGCGTGTCCGAAGAAGGTGTGCTGGGAGCGGGTAAGTTTTCTTCGGCCACGGAACGAACTCTTACTCCAAACTAATTCGGAGCGGAAGGCGGACCCGGAGGAGCCGCGTTCATCGGGGTGGGAGCCGACGATCGCGGGCTGGGTGGGGAGGGTTTGTTTGCGCCGCCCAACGGGCCTTGCGCGTTCGGGTCCGGACCCCCGGCGGGGTCCGCCGACGCGCCCGGCTGCATCCCATTCTGGGCGAGTATGCTTGGCATCCCGGCGGTGACCGCGTCGTCAAGATTGATACTATCGTCCATCCGGGAGATCGCCTGCTTGGCCATGAAAGCCGGGGTGATCCCGGGTATCTGCATCATGATCGGAGCCAAGCGTTCGAAGTTTTGGAGTTCCCTGGCCTGATCGGGGCGGCCCGAGGAACCCGCCTCGATGTCGAGGACGAGGTTGCGGGCGACGTCGCCCCTGGTCAGCGTCGGCCAGATCGCTCCGGGTCCGACGATCTCCTTCACAGTTTCCTCGGAGACGTTCAAGAGGAGGATTTGGCCCGCCGCCTGAGCCATCGCTGAAAGAGTGTCGTCGATGTCATCGATTTCGGAGCCAGTCGCCGTTGCCTTGGCTTGAGCTGCGATATTGCTTTCAGTAGCTGTTGCGCCTGCTGTCGGTCCAAGGTCAGCCGACTGGTCGCCGACGACGCGAAGGAAATCTTGGAAGACTTCCTGGGTGGCGTAGATGTTCGGGTCAACCGGCACTCCCTTGATCGCCTGCAAGACGGAATTGATATCGGTCCCCGGCTGAAGTCCAGCCACCGCGATGAGCGCGTTGACCGGCGGATTGCGGAGAACCTCGATGTCTTCCTCGGAGAGGATGCCCTCGGCGTAGGCCGTCTTCGGGCGGTTGGCGAAGCGGTGTTCGCGCAGGCCCTGGCGCGAGCGGTTCAACTCCAACTGCATCGAGCGGATCAGCATGACGTCCGACGGCGGAAAGACTTTCCCCTCGGTTTCGTTGAACGCCACCAGGAACCACGGCCAGAACGCATCGGTGTAATATTCCGGCGAGGCCGGCTCGCGCAGGAAATCCGGGTAGCCGTCGCAGACGACGTAAACCAAGCCGTCGGTCTTGTCATAAATCTCCCAGACCAGCATTTTCGACGGGTTGCTGGCGTCGCCCGACGGCCGCCCCATCAGCTCCTCGACCTGCCCGAAATCGGTCGAGCCGTCGATCGTCCGGTACTGGGTGGCGGCGCTGCCGACGTCCACTCCGTAAGTCTGCTCGATCTCGTCCTCGCTCAGGCAATACTCCTCGGCGGCCCAGCCGCAGCCGAGGAAGCTCCTCAGCGCCGTGCAATTCTTGTCGGGGATGATCGCGGTGCTCTTCGGCCATGTGAACATCAGGCCTTCGCGCAGGACGATGTCCTGCTGCGCGGCAAGGTCGGCGATCACCAATCGCATCTGCTCGACCTCGGCGGCGTCGGGCTGAAGTTCGTTGTCGGCGACGTCGGCGGATATCTGCTCGATCAAGGCGAGCTGCTGCTGAGCGTCGGCAAGTTTACTATCCAGGTCGGGGGATCGCCCCATGACCCGCTGGAAGCCGACTTTGACCCAGCCGACGCCGCTGGTCGCGGCGCGGCGGACGGTCATCTTCATCCGCGACTTGAAGCTCTGCTGCTGCTGGCTGACCTCGTACTGGTAGAGAATTTCGAGCGTGCGGGCGATCTTGTTGGCTTGGTCGACCTGCGCCTTGACCTGCTGAACGTCAGCGACGATCGCCTGCGCTTGTTGCAGCTCTTCCGGCGACGGCCCCATCGGCATGGATATGCCAGCTTGCTGGGCCATCTGCGCGAGGCCCCCCATCAGGCCGCCGGGCGCTCCGGGCGGACCCGGCGGGGGAGGAGGACCGCCGGGCGAACCCGGACTTGCACCGGCACCCGGCGGCCCAGGCGGCGTAGGGCTGGACATCCCGCCACCGCCATTCATTGCCGGAGCCGGCGGCCCCGGTTGTCCCGGCATTGCCTCCGGCGGCGCTCCGCCCGGCAGCGCGCCGCCCAGGCCAAGTTGAGAAGCGGCGACGCCGAGGCCAGCCCCGAGCATCAGCTTCTGCATCATCTCCTGGCGGGCCTGCGCCTGCTGGAGGACTTTCTGCGCGGTCTGGAAGCTCTCGATCTGGCCGTCCCAGACAGTGGCGTAGAGCTTCGGGCGCGGCTTCGCCGAGGCCTTGGGGTTTTTGGCGTAGAGAGCAGCGGTCCTTTGCTTGACATGGCGCAACGTGACGTTCGCCACATAGCGATCGTCGAGGCCGTCGTTGAAGGCCGACGCCTTGCTCTCTTCCTCCCATTGGCGGCCGGCGCAGAATTTCTGGTCGCGGATCATCTGCCGGAAAACGGGTTCCCAGTGCTTGCGGGCCGCCTTGACGTCGTCGATGCGCTTCTTGACGAGGGCCTTGCGCTTCTCGTCGAGATCGGGCGGCGCTTGCCGGGGAAGGGTCTTACCCGTGGCCGGCGTGGGTGGCCCGGGCGTGAACATGCCCTGCCCCGGATCGATCGGCGGCAGCATGCCGGGGGCCGGACCCGGCACGCCCGGAGGAGGAAAACCACCTGTCGACATCACCAACCTCCTGGGACGACTGTCCGCTTAGTCGTCTCGCGCGCAGACTTTTTCACCCAGCCCAGCGTCCCCGGCTGCGGACCCGCCGGGGCCGGCTTCGGCTTGCGGTTGGGAACATGGATGCCGAGGCCGAGGCCGATCCAGGAGATGAAATCGACGAAGTCGTCGTGGGTGCCGTAGGGAAACTTCAGCAGCTCATCGCGGGCCTCGGCCCACCAAGGCGCGAATGAAGGAAAATAGACCATTCGCATCGCCATGCGACCATTGATGGCCTGGGCGCGGGTCTTTTTGTCGTGCGTCGGGGTAACCTCCATGACGCTGCAAAAGATCGAGCGTTCGAGCATGCGCTTTCTCAAAAACGGCCCGATCGACTTCGAGATGTGGCCTTTTTCCGCCCACCAATAGAGCGGCTTGTAGAGGGCCATCAGGTCGATCATGTGCTCGACGACGTAGTCGGTCGAGTACCTTCCCCAGACGAGCTGCGGCATGACCCATATATTCTGATCCTTGTCCAAGCCGATCACGCCGCAGCAGGTCTTGTCGCGCTCTTGGGCGAGGGAAACCGCGTGATCAGACGCCGCGTAGAAGCGCAAATCCTCTTTCGGCGGCATCTCGTTCTTGGAGTAGGTCATGACGCAATCGCCGGGGAAGAAATTCCCGGCGTCCGGCGTCGGCGATCCCTGGTAAAGGGCCTGGAAACCGCGCGGGTCGGCCTCGCGCAGGTCTTCGAGGTGCTCGACCGGGAAACGTTCCGGCCAGAGGGCCTCGCCCACCTTCCTGCCGATCGGATCGTTGTCCTTGGCGATCGCCGGAAGGTCGATTATCGACCATTTCTTCGCTTCGGTGAGGACGTAGCAGGAATTGGTCTTGTCGGTCAGCCGGCCGACGAGGTCGTCTTCGTGCCAGCGGGTCTGGATGATGATTATCCAGCCTTTATAGGTCACCAGACGCGACCGCATGACCTGCGTGTACCATTTCCAGACTTTTTCCCTGACCGTTGGGCTATCAGCCTCTGTTCGATCCTTGATCGGGTCATCAATGATAAGCCCGATGGCCCCGCGCCCAGTAATCGAGCCACCTCGCCCGGTGAAAAACACTTTTCCGCCCGTTTCGACCTCGATGCGGTCGACCGAGGCAGTGCGAATGCTGATTTCGGGGAAAATCTGCTTGAAGACCGGGTCTTCGATCGTCGCCATGACCTCACGGCCGAAATCCCAACTGAATTTCTCGTTGTACGAAGCCGAAATGATGCTGTCGCGGGGGTGCTTGCCGACAAACCAGGGCGGAAACAGCCGCGAGGCCAGCTCGGACTTGCCGTGACGCGGCGGGCAGTTGATTATCAGGCGTCGGAGCCTTCCCGCCTCAACCTCTTCCAAGGCCGCCGCGATGACTTCGTGATGGATTGCCGGCTTGTAGACCGAGAAATCAGCATCGTCGGCGTGGTCGGGGTCCGGGTGCATCGCCTTGGCGAACCCAATCAAGGAGTTTCGCGCGGCGATGCCCGTTTTCCGCCTTTTCAGGGCCTGGAAATACCTGATTTCATCGGCCGAGAGCTGTCCCATCAGGCGACGGCGATCCCGTTCGAGTTGACGGTGGTGGTTTTCCCGGCGACCGTCGCCGTGACGGCGCAAGAAACCGTCTTGCCGCTGTCGGCAGCCACCAGAAGGTAAGTCTGCGCCGTCGCACCGGCGATCGCCACCCCGTTGCGCAGCCACTGAAAAGTATATGTCGGCGCTTGTATCCAGGTGCCGACAGTTACTGCCAGGGTCTGCCCGACGACCCCCGTCCCGGACGCCACCGGCGGCGTGATGTTGATCGGCACGCCGCTCTCGTAGGCCTGATCGACGACCCCCAAATACGGCTTCATCGCCCGCGTGACGATCTTCTGGTGGGTCTGGATGAAGGTCACCTCGGGCGAGGTCAGCGCGAACGGCTCGACCCCCGGCGCGAAAGCGACAGCGTCTTCTTTTTCCTTAGCGGTGGCTCTTGTCACGGTCGTGCTCCTTGTGCGCCGGCGCTTTCTCTTCCTTCGGCGCTTTCTCTTCCGGCGCAGGCTCGAACGGCGACTGCGACGGCGGCGGCCCCGACGAGCCGCCGGCGGGCGGGGCCTGCCCGCTCTCGTCAAGCTCGGGGGTTTTCGGCTCGGGGGTTTTC